CATTTACCGCGGAAATGGTTCAGCTACCTCATTTCCTTATCATTTTAGAATTCCTCAGGCAGATTATGTTAGTGTAATAATTAGAAATTATGAGACTAAAGAAACTATTTTAACACTGAATTCTGGACAATATTCTATTACTGGAATTGGGGAAATTGAGGGCGGGGAAGTTGAATATCCATTGTCTGGGGATGAGCTGACAAATGATTATGAAATAGTAATAACTCGTACAGTTCCTTACAAACAGGAACTTGATATTATTAATCAAAGTGGGTTCTTTCCGGAAACACTGGAAAACCAGCTTGATCTTATTGAAATGCAAATTCAACAAGTTGCAAATATTTCTGAACGAGCAATGGTTGTTCCAGAGGGGCAAAGCGGAAATATTCCCTCACCTTTTGCAAATATTGGAAAATTTTTGTATGTTAAACCTGATAGTTCATTTGGATGGAGCAGTGGTGTAGGAGTTGACGGCGGTCTTCGCGAAGATCTAGGATCTCCAGAGGGCGGGGATCTAGTAGTTGTTGGAAGAGACATAGAAGGAACAGAGCCACAAAGTTTGACTATTATTATGCGGGATATGCCAGTACCTCTAAGCGCTTTTGGCGCGGATAGGGATAGCCCTAGTCATCTTACTGCAATTAATAATATGGCGACCGCCATTAACGCGGGTGAGGTTCGTTCTATTAAATTGCCGCCTTGGCAATGTTTTATTGTTTGCTGTATTACCGGGTGGATTGATAAAAAAACAAAACTCAGAAGATTTCGAGAAGCGCTCGTAATGGTTCCAAGAAAAAACGGAAAAAGCGCTATTGCCGCTGGCCTTGCTAATTATATGTTTTTGGCTGACAGCGAGGCTGGAGCTGAGGTCTATAGCGGAGCCACAACAGAAAAGCAGGCGTGGGAAGTTTTCAGGCCAGCCAAATTAATGATTGAAAAGTCTCCTGGGTTTAAAAACACGTTTGGTATTGAGATTTTTGCAAAAAGTATGTTTTGTGCTGAAACAGCAAGCAGGTTTGAGCCTATCATCGGAAAGCCTTTTGACGGGCAATCTAGCAGCTTTTGCGTTGTTGACGAATATCACCAGCACGACACACCAGAACTTTATGACACGATGATAACAGGAATGGGTGCAAGATCGCAGCCACTCATGTTTGTGATAACTACGGCAGGCACTAACTCGGCTGGCCCGTGTAAGTTAATGCAAGATCAGGTTGAAAAAATCCTTTCGGGAACGGTAAAAAACGATAGAGTCTTTGGAATCATATTCACGATAGATAAAGACGATGACTGGACAGATGTTGAAGTCTGGAAAAAAGCAAATCCAAACTACGGCGTAAGCATAGAAGAAGATTTTTTACTCCACCAACTCGAAACAGCAAAACAAAACCCATCAAAGCAAAACATCATCAGATGTAAGCACTTAAACCAGTGGCTAACCGTCGATACTGCTTGGATGGATATGTTAAAGCTGGAAAAATGCAAAGATATTTCGCTGATACCGGAGTCCTTCAAACATAAAAAATGTATTGTTGCCGTCGATTTAGCCAGCAAAATAGACATTGCAGCGGTTTCAATCCTGTTTTATAGCGACGATGACGAAGAACTGTTTGCTTTCGGTCGATATTACAGCCCGCGCGCCACTGTAGATAAGCCCGGCAATCAGCACTACCAAACCTACGAAATTGAAGAACGTTTGACGGTTACCCCTGGCGAAATCATAGATTTTAGCATTATCGAAGAAGATTTGCGCGATTTATGCCGATGTTTCGACGTTCAAGCCATTGCTTACGACCCGTTTCAGGCTACTTATTTGGCTACCAACCTGAGCGCCGACGGAATAACGATGGTCGAAGTCAGAGCAACAGTGCAAAATTTCAGCGAGCCAATGAAGCAGCTCGAAGCGTCGATATACTCAGGGCAGTTTCACTATGACGCTTGCCCTATCCTGACATGGATGTTTGCTAATGTAGTCGGGCATTACGACAAAAAAGAAAATATTTACCCGAATAAGACTAGAAACGAGAACAAAATAGACGGTGTTGTTGCCTTGATAATGGCTATTGGTCTTGCATTTCGTCTCAGGTCAGTTAAGCAGCCTGAACCCCAAATTTACTTTGCATGAGGTGAAAAAATGTATCTACCAGTTGAACAAGCACGCGAAAATGTAAGACGGGCGCGGTTAGTAGCCGAATATGTGCCGGGAGTTGGCGCAAAATGCACGCAATGCGGCAACTATGGCGTTCATTTAAAACATGGCATCAAAAACCTGAAAGGAAATACTGAACGGCGTTATTTTCATTGCCCCGAATGCGGCAATCGTTTTCCCGCTGATTTAAAAAAGTAATATTTATACCACCCACAACACTCTATACCATTTCTTTGCTACCAGAAAATGTATAAGCTCAAGGCATGGGTATATTCAACTGGATCGCAAAAGAGTTCAATAAGGCATTCAAAAACGAGTCAAGCACATCAGCAAAAACGCTTGATGAAATGATTGACCTGATTTTGGGCGGTTCTGAAACCACATCTTCAGGCGTTGTCGTGAATTCTGCCAGCGCAATGAGGCAGGCTACCGTTTACTCGTGCATTAGACTGCTTTCTGAGACAATTTCACAGTTGCCGCTATTTATCTACGAAAAAACGCCTTCAGGCCGCGAAAAGGCTGAAAATTTTTACCTGTTTGAAAAGCTGAAGATGCAGCCCAATAATTACCAGACCTCAAGTGAGTTTTGGGCTTTTATGAGTGCTACGGCCATAATGCGCGGTATTTCTTGCGCTTACAAAGTCATGGTTGGCAGCAGAATCATGGAACTAATACCGATTGCGCCCGATTCTGTGCGTGAGGAATGGCTACAAAACAATGAGCGCGTTTTCCGCGTGTCGTTTGCTGATGGCAGTTATAGCGATGTTAAGCCGGAGCTGATGCTTTGCGTTAGAGGGTTGACTCTTAACGGTCGAGACCCGGTAAGCCCTATTCGATGCGCGGCTGATACTATCGGCCTGAGCATTGCAGCGAGCAAGCACACTCAGAGATTTTTTAAAAACAGCGCCCGGCCTTCTGGCTTGCTTGAACACCCAGGAGCATTAACAAAAGAAAAAATTGATGAGCTTCGCAAGGGATGGGAAGATCAACACGGCGGCGAAAACGCCGGTAAAATTGCCATTCTCACCGCTGGCCTGAAGTTTAATACTGTCTCCATGACTAATAGCGATGCGCAGTTGCTTGAAATACTCGCATATAATCGAACAGACATTTGTGGTATTTTCGGCGTTCCCCCTCATTTAGTGGGAGCCATAGAAAAAACGTCAAGTTGGGGAACTGGTCTGGCTGAGCAGTCGTTAAGCTTCATTAAATATACTATTACACCTTGGCTGATTCGCTTCGAGCAGAGCATCAGCCGGGATTTACTGACAGCAGCAGAGCGCAAAAAATATTATCCAGAATTTTTAACAGACCAGTTTTTAAGAGGCGATACCAAGAGCCGTTATGAGAGTTATAAAACCGCTATCGGTGGCACTCAAGCCCCGGCGTTTATGACTGTGAACGAAGTTAGAAAGCTTGAAAACATGCCGCCTCTTGCGGGTGGCGATGAGCTATACCGGCCCGTGTCGAGTAACCAGATAGGAGAACCAACAATATGAAAAATAAAATGCGACTTCGTGCTGCTACTCGACAAACCGGAAGCTTTAAGGCTGAAGGCAATGAGCTGATGCTTTACGGCGTTATCGGCAGTTATTGGGAAGATTTAGACTCTCAAATCATTGTTAAAACCATAAAAGAAATGAAGGGCGATATAACCGTTAAAGTAAACAGCCCAGGCGGTGACGTCTTTGACGGTATAGCGATAATGAACGCGCTCAAAGAACACACCAGAAATGGCAAGGGCGCGGTAACTGTAATTGTTGAAGCTCTGGCCGCGTCTATTGCTTCGGTGATAGCAATGGCTGGCAGCAAAATAATCATGTCCGAGGGCGCGTTTATGATGATTCATAACCCGTGGACTATTGCCGCCGGTGATTCGGCAGAATTCAAGAAAACCGCTGGCGTTTTGGACCAGATTACAGAGTCACTTAATGGCATTTACAGCCGCAAAACAGGTAAATCCGTCGAAGAAATCACTGAAATGATGAACGCTGAAACGTGGATGAGCGCAAAAGATGCCGTTGAAATGGGTTTTGCCGACTCTACCGACGAAACTGAACCAGAAAGCGTGTCTAACTTCGATTTGTCCGTGTTTAATAACGTTCCAGAAGCATTAAGGCTCTCAGCCGTGGCAACTAAGCCGAAGTCTATCCGAGAACTTGAAAATGTTTTGCATAAAGCAGGATTTAGCCGGTCAGAAGCGCGTGCGGTGGCTTCTAACGGTATGGGCGCTTCTTCGCAGCGGGATGTTGCCGAAGAACTAGACAGTGAGAAGCTGTTAGCCGCTATTAATAGCCGCAAGTATTAAAATTTGAACAGGAGTATTTGAACATGTCTACTGAAAAAATTCTTGAAGCGATTAACATTCAAAACACGGCTTTTCACGAATTCAAAAAAGCCAACGATGAACGCCTCGCAAAAATTGAGGCCGGTGCCGGTGGCGTTGCTGAAATCGACGCGAAGCTTGAAAAAATTAACGCCACAATGGACAAAAGCGAACAGGCAATTGCTAATCTGGAAGCTCACGCGGCTAAGAGTGCATTGCCTGCTATGGGCGGGAAAACCAGCAAAGAACATTCTGAAGCTCTCAGAGCCTATATCACAACCGGCAACGATACCGCCCTTCGCGCAATCGTCAATGTTGTTAAAACTGGCACTGACCCTGACGGCGGTTTCGGCGTTCCTCAGGAACTTGATACCGAAGTTGATAAGCTTCTGCGCGAAACTGGCGCAATGATGAACCTTTGCCGCATTAAAACTGTTGGCGCTGGTTATTCAAAGCTTGTCAATGTTCTTGGCGTTGCAGTTGCTAACACCAAAGAGCTTGAAATCATTGCCAACACTGCGACCAGCAAACTTGCTAAGGTTTCACCAGTCTGGGGCAAAATGGAAGCTAAGCCGCTTCTGTCTCAGGAAGCAATCGAAGATATTTTCTTCAACGCTGAATCATGGATCCGCGAAGATGTTTTCGAGCAGATGGACGAAACTCTTGAACTTGAATTGCTTCAGGGCGCTGGCGCTCTTGGGGCAACTAAGGGCTTGCTGAGCTACGGTAAATCTCTTGACGTTGACGGCGTGCGCGCCTTCGGTGAGCTTCAATACCGCAAGACTGGCGTAGCTGGCGGCTTCAAAGTCACATCTGCAACTGTTAACCCTGCTGACGATCTCATTGACCTTACAATGGATTTGAAAGAAAAATTTCAGCAGAATTCTGTTTTCCTGATGAACAGAAAAACCAAAGGCTCGGTCAGAAAGTTTAAAGATAATGACGGCGCTTACATCTGGCAGCCACGCATGAGTGAAGCTGAGCCAGAAAGAATTCTTGGCTTTGGTGTCAGAACTTCTCACGGCATGCCCGTTGTTGCTGATAACGCAGACTGTATTCTCTTCGGAGACTTCGACAGGTCAGTAACTATCTGCTTGCGCCCCGGCCTGTATGTCGTTCGCGACCAATACAGCCAAAAACCAAACATCGAATTTATCTTCGTAAAGCGCTACGGTCTCATGTTGCGCAACTCCGAAGGTATCAAGATTCTTAGAACCGCCGCGTAACCTAACCGCCAGCGCTCTCAGCAATGGGAGCGCTGGTATTTAACTCAGAGGTAAACAAAATGAAATTTTCAAGAATATGTGTTCTGCTTGTTGTGATGATGCTGACTATGCTCGGCTCTGTCTATGCTCAGGATCTCAAAAGTAATCTTGACTTGCAACTCGTAATCGCACCAGTGGCAACTAGCACAGACCAGATTTCGGCGGCCATTTCAACCGCGAACTATAAAACTAGTTTGCTTGGCCTTTACTGCACAGCTCAGGCTCAGTGGGCGGCTGGCGTAACTGCTGAGGTTATAGTTACCCATTGCGCAAGCTCTACCGGCTCATTCACTCCGGTTGGTGCTTATGATATTAACGGCATTACTCCCGATGCTGACGGCGTAGTGTTTACGCTTGATTCAGCCACTACCGTTCCGACGATGCAGGAGATTCAATATATCGGTAGAATGCCTTATTTCAAGGTTGCGGTCGATTATTCAGGTGTGCTTAACGTGGCTACACCGACTTTTGCGGTTTTTGCCGTTCATGGCGGGAAGATTATCGAACAGTAAAGAATAAACAGTAACCGAACCAACTTCAGCGGGGCGTTCTTGCCCCGCTTACTTCAAAGGTATCAAAATGCTGAAGTTTACCAAAGAATATAAATTTGCACATAATGGCGTCAGGGTCGAATGTTTTCAACCAGGGCAGGAAGTTGCCGAACCAACTGCCGAACTTTACGACTTTGCTTTGCGTGCTGGCGTTGCCGTTGATCCTTCTGTAATTGCAGAACCAGAACCAGAACCAGAACCAGAGCCAGCCGAAGAACCAAAACCCAAAAAAACCACGAAAACTAAGGCATAAAATGCTTAAATATAAAATCACAACACAGCCAACTGAGCCGATCACATTAGAAGCTGTAAAGGCCCATTTAAGGCTCACTGGTAATGACGAAGCCGACCACATTAGCAACCTGATCACCGCAGCGCGCGAATATGCGCAAGGCGTAACCGGTAAACTTTATGGCGTTCAGACTGTTACCGCTGTTTGTGATTCGTTTCCCGCTGATGACATAATCGAACTACCAACTGCACCGATTATCAGCCTAACATCTTTGATTTATAAAAACTCAGCGCTAATGGAAACTAACATTACCGCTGATGTTATCGTTGACGACTTTGCAACAAAACCGACACTGGTATTGAAGTCTACGGCAAACTGGCCGTCAGTCGGACTTTATCAAGTAAACCCTATTAAAATAATTTATAAATCTGGCGCGATACCATCATCAAAAATCAAAGCAGCAATGCTGCTTCTGATTGCTCACTGGTTCGAGAATCGCGAAGAAGTAGTCACAGGCACGCAGCAACCTTATAGCGTGCCGTTTGCAGCGGAAGCCCTTTTACAGCAGGAGCGACACACAACAACATGAAAGCCGGAAAGCTCAGAACCTTACTGACAATACAGCAGCGCACCGATACCGCAGACGGTCAAGGCGGTGTGGTTACTGTATGGTCAGAATTTTGCAAGGTTTATGGGCGGCAATATGTTAGCCGGGCTGAAGTTGGAACGCTTACCGAACAGAGGGAAAGCAGATTGATTTGCAAATGGGAAATTAGATTCATGGAGGGTGTTTTACCTGAAATGCGTCTGGTCGACTCAACAAGAATTTTTGAAATAAACGCTGTTTATGATCCTTCACAGAAGCGGGAACGATTAGAACTGCTTTGCACTGAACTGCAAAACAAGGGGTCTTGATATGGCAAGCTCAAACGTAATCGTAAAGGGCATGAGGGAATTATCAAACCAGCTTAGGGCGTTTGACAAGGAAATGCACGCAGAGTTAAAAAGCACTTTGAAAGAAGCCGCAAAGGAAGTCTCTGTAGATGCAAAGAATACTCTTACAAGGCCGGGCGGTATTGATACCGGCGCTTATAAACAGTCAATTTCATTCCGCGTCTCAAAATCCGGCCTGATTGCGTGGGCGTATGCTAAGCGAGGCAAGGAAACTAGCCAACACGGCTACATCGGGCACTTGCTCGAATATGGCACGAAGAAAAACAAGGCTATACCGCATTTTGGCCCCGCTCTGGACAAAATGAAAGCTGTATTTGGTGGCAGGCTTGAAAAAGCTGTTTCAAGAGTGAGGCCGCAGCTATGAGGCC